TTTCACCCCCCGTTTTTCCACCCCCTCTTTGTTCTCCCTGATGTCTGCTTTTCGATTATTATCACGCACATCAATATTTATTCTCTTACGCTTTTCTAATTCATCGGAACTCTCATTTCTAATTTTTTTAGTCCAAGAATTTTGAACCTTACCATTTTTAGGATGATAGTCAATTACACAAGTACAATGCTGATGCCTTCTGTAGAAATTATTCGGTTCTTCACCATATATATAATTTCCTACTAAACTATCACACCATTTGCAACAATGTCCAGTAGAGTGCCTACTAATTGTTGGAGTCATTCCCGTTTTAGCATGAAACTCTGCATTCTTCCTAATCGTATCATCAATAATTGACTGTGTGAAGTTCACAATAGGTTCACCAAGCAACCAACTGACATCTTCAAAGTTCTCTTCAGATGAAAAGCGATTAACAATGCCAGCGATTCGATCCCTATTTAATTCAGGAACTTGAACTTCCATACCGATTTTCGCTTCCTGATTCAAATTTTTCTGAACATCACTAGCATATCCACTCACAAGCTCGTGATTCCTCCCTAGCACGTCCGTCAGCAAACGTTGAGCGATATTGTAATACATTTTACCGTCTGGTAGTTTGTCGGCGCTTAGAGAAGCTCCTAGAGCCTTAGAGAGAATATCACCAATTTCAATCGCAAACTCATTTGCTGTTTTGTAGGTTGCTTTTTTGGCCTTCAATGTAGCAAAAGCATTTCTGACAATCCCACTCTTACCGAAATCTCTCTCAAACCTCTCCTGAACCTCTTGCAAGATACCAGGTAAAACATCATTCTCCATTTGAACCACCCTCGCTTACCACTGGTTTAGCTGACATATCTCCAGCTATACCAGTAAGATCACGAATTGTTTCCGCATTGATGTAGCCAGGTAAGGCCTGATTCAATTTCACAACACCATCACCAATCATAGTCATTGTATTCGCATCAGCTTCAAACAATGGTTCCCACTTGACTGTAGTTCTTACAAATTGACTTCTGGCATAATGAAAATCATCACGCAAGCATGCTGCAACATAGGCCACATTAAGTAGACCAGCTCCCAGTGACCTCTGAGCCTTGCGACCAGCCAGGCGCAAGTTCTCATGACTAGCCTTGATAGCTTCAACAGATGACGGATTGTCAGACACAAAACCTAAATCATCCAAGGTCAAGCCCATCTCCCCAGCAAATCCAGCAGCGGCTGTTCTCAGTTGTTCAGTAAACGGTGACATGCTAGCTGTAGTAAACTGTCCAACGCTCGGCTTCTCACCTTTATCGCTTGAAGAAATCGTCAACATACTTGATACAGTAGCTTTCCATTTTTCCATAGGTTCCGCATCAGGATCAAGTCCAAGAATGTATTTCTGTGGCCACGAATAGAACTCAGCAGTGATATCAGCCCGTTCCAAAGTTCGCTTAGCGTATTTCTGATAATACATTCCTGCTCTGGTAATACGAGACCGACCAAAAGGACGAACCGCATCAGGACGATGAATGACCGGAACTAGCAGAGGAATACCCGTTTCATTCGTAACCGAGTAAGGCTCCCCATCTTTCGGAATAAAATGAGTAGCATTAGGTTCAAAGTATGCTTCAAGCGTTGGACGATTGTAATCATCACAAGCCAGAACTGCATAACCTTCCACAAGCAATCCAGTTATAGGATCAATAACACCCGTCGCATTACTTGATTCAATGACTTGCAACCTCACCTCATCATCTTCACCCTTCGAAATGTAGACGAAACTACACGAACCAATCAGCGCAGCTAAAATAGCACTATCAAAGAAGATATCTGGATTGTTCCGATTAAAGATTTCTGTAACATTAAAATCATCGTTAGCAAATGCCCTGAAAATCAAACGATCTGCAAGACTATCAACGCCCTTTGCAGCCCAACCAAGGACAGCTTGATACTTTGCCCTGATGTGTGCAGGAATTGTGATTCCTGTAGGTGCTTCATAATGCTGCATCGCATAATGCTTGTATCTCAGATTGACTCTGCTCTGATAGAGATTCAACTTCCTCCTAAGATACTCAATCCCTCTTAATTCCAAACCGTTCTCCTTTCATTGTGATGATTTGGCGCGAGAAAAAATGTACAGTGACGGCGTGAAGCTCGCGAGCGCCTAGTGGGAGGGGGATACCCCCCTATCCTCAGCTAGGACTTACTTCACACATATCTGTTATTTTTTTCAAAATCTAAGCATTCATTATTATTTTTGATATTTTTAAAAAATAATATAATTTTTCTTTTTTTAGTTTCTTCAACCTCTGTACTTTGTCCAGTCTCTAGACTGTGGCAAGTTCCTGTTGCCTACAACAGTAGCATTGGCTGATCTATCGTCAGCATACAGTTTATCAGACTTCTGTCTGTTGCATTGCCAGTGGGCTAACTGCAAGTTTTGAATATCTGATGGGTGACCGTTGCGATTGATTGGAATAATGTGATCAATGACCGGACTTAATGGATGTGGGTACCTCAAGGATTTGTCAACTGGTAGTCCACAAATCCCACAAGTATTTCTTGTTTTGAGAATAATATTTTTATTCTTTTCAAAAGCAACTCTGTGAGGACCGCTCCGGTCCGGTCTTTCATGGGTGGTATTCATCTTCGGAGGGGCCTTTCTTTTTAAGAGGTAGGGGGTTAATTTTTATGATGTAGGGGGGAGGTTTTTTAACTTCTTACACCCTCGTATATTTAACATATCTTATATTTTGTGACTTTCGACAGAGTATTGTTCAACCCAGTTATGACAATGGTTTGTAAGCATTTCTGAATTATCCAATTTACTTTTTTTCAATATGTTAAATAAGTATACTTTTAATACGTAAAAGTAAGCATGCTTTCATCGATTTCATCTTGGTTATATCCAATGTAATCTAAGGTAATATCTGGTGCAGAGTGATTAAGTATTTGCATTAGAATAGCTATATTCCCATTTTGTTTGTAATGATGATAACCAAATGTTTTTCTCATTGAATGGGTACCAATGTTTTTTAATCCTGAATGTTTAGCTGCATCATTTAAAAATTGATACACAGCTACTCTACCAATGTGTTTAATACTTACTCCGTCACCTCTAACTTTCTTTCTACTAGGAAAAAGATAGTCATAACTCTCAAGATGATTTTCTTTTATGTAACGATCCAAAGCTTTACGTAGTTCAGGATTAACTGCAAATTTTCTTATTTTACCAGTCTTCTTCTCTTTAACCTCAATTCTATCTTGATTGACATGCTTTACTTGAAGAGGGACAATATCGCTTACTCGTAGCCCTGAATAAATTCCGACCAAAAAAAGAATGTAGTTTCGCTCACTTTTTGATTTCAAATAATTCTTCATTCTATCAATGTCATCTGGTTCACGAATGGGTTCTACTTTCTTCATGGTATCACCTCCAAACCACAAGAAAAGGCAGGTTGTGCCTGCCTTTATAATTATTTCATAATATAATTTTAGCACATTAATTCGTATATTTACTCCGAACTTACTCCAAATTTACTCCAAGAAAACTCCAAGAAAACTCCATTTTTTATTCTAAGATTTCAATTTGTTCTCCATTTCGGTAAAGCTCAGCAAATGCCATTAAAGCCTTATCTAAGATATCGTAATAAGAACTTTCTGAGATAGCTAAATCCATTGAGATTGTTTCGTCTTTCTTACAGTCCCATTGAAGATATTTCTCATAAAGGATTCTACGATACAATGGATCATGTAATCCACTTACTGCTTGTTCAATTGCATCAAGTTCAAGTTCAGCATCAACTTTTCGAATTGCTAATTTTTCAACCTGGCTATTTCTACCAAACGATTGAGATCGTGGCATAAATGAGTAGGTTGTTGTTACCTTCTGTCCATCTATGTCATTGGCCACTCTTCTCCATCTAAGATATCCTCTCAGAATTCTCTTGGCATTCTCTTTTGTTTTTGATTCGTTAATATCAGGAAAGAAAGGCATCGTTCACCTCTTTTCTATGCCATGTAGTATTTCTAAGTCTATTGAATTTTTAAATAACTTTTTCATCTTTGTTTACATTGTCAATTTTTTCTAGGCTCATAATCTCACCTCGTCTCCAATCCTCAATGATTTGTAGCTTGTTTGTGTGACTACGAAAATGCCGTAGTTCTGTATTGTGATCGTGTAGAGTTCGCCAATCTTCTCCTTATG